TCATGATCACTTTTCTAATCTAATTCAAAATATTCCTTATGATACTTTGATTAGTTACAATGCAGATCAACTTGTGAAAGATAGATTCAAAAACTGGCAAAGTGCTGAGTTTGATCATACTTACACCATGCGATCCGTTGGTGATTATATGAAAGATCAACATGCACGAAAGGAATTGGTTCTCTTTAATTATCAAACCGAAGAACAGAGGAGAAGGGAAATGGAAATGATTTCTGCAGGAAATAATGTTACTTTCCTATGAAATGTGAAGTTAGTCTCTATGTTGCGGGCAAAGTCTTCAAAGAAGAAGTGTATGCCCGCGATTATCAAGAAGCCCGCCAGGTTGCTTTAGCTCGTAATCCTAATGCAAAAGTTATTGGTGTCACCGCTAAATTATGAAACCAGAATTGAAAGATTGGATGAATTCAATCTGCCACACCAAAGAAGATTTGTCTGAAAGCATTTCTTCTTATCCTCCATACATCATCAATCGATGCCTCTCTGGACATCTTGACTGTATTCTTTTTGCAAACGAAATGAATATACATTCTGAGTTGCCTAAAGATATGCAGTATTCTTTCTATATAAATAGTCTCAGAAAAAGGAAGAGGTTCTCTCCCTGGATCAAGCAAGATAAAGTAAAAGATCTTGATATTGTCAAACAATACTATGGTTATAGTAATGAGAAGGCACTCCAAGCATTGAAAATTTTATCTGAAGACCAAATTACATTTATAAAAAACAAACTTGATGTTGGAGGATCAAAATGACCCAAACAATTAGTGAGGCTGAAGTCCAGTGGGATGAAACTCAAATGATCGAAGTGGTTCTAAAAGAACCAGATGACTTCCTAAAAGTAAGAGAGACGCTGACCCGTATTGGGGTAGCATCGCGTAAAGAAAAGAAATTGTATCAGTCTTGCCACATTTTACATAAGCGTGGTAAGTATTATATTGTACACTTCAAAGAACTTTTTGCTCTCGATGGAAAGAAGGCTAACCTTACTGTTAATGATGTTCAACGTCGTAACCGTATCATTCAACTCTTGTGTGATTGGGGATTGATTGTTGTAACAACTCCAGATAATATTACTGAGATTGCTCCACTAAATCAAATCAAAGTAATTGCCTTCAAAGAAAAAGGTGAGTGGGAATTAGAAACCAAATATAATATTGGTAAGAAAAAAGTTGTACAAAAAACCGAATAAGAAAGAGCGGGTTTCAACACCCGCTTTTTTTATTAAGGTATAATAAATAGTAGTGTCGCCTTCGGGGACATCAAAACGAATCTCGCTTTCAAAGGAGAACTACAATGGATCTTACTAGGTTTACGTCTAAGGACGTGGATAAAATTTTTGATGCTGCAAATAGATACAGTGTCGGACTAGATGATATTTTCTACAGGTTGCATTCGTATGGATCGAATCATCCTGGTGGACAGTATCCTCCATATAATATTGTGAAGGAATCAAATATAAAATGGCGAATAGAACTTGCGTTAGCAGGGTGGGGCAAGGATGATTTTGAAGTAACGACAGAGAGTAACGTACTTCTGATCTCTTCCAAGGTGCCAAAGGATACCAGTGAAACGGAATACTTGCATAGGGGCGTAGCACACAGAACGTTTGCTAGGGGTTTCAATCTTTCTGATGATGTTATTGTTGATAATGTTAAGTTTGATAATGGTTTACTTACCATCAGTCTGAGGAAGATCATTCCAGATCATCAGGCAAAGAAGGTATATGATATTGAATAAATAATTTGGGGCAACCCAAATATCGTCGGTGGGGGGCAGCTTGACAAAGACCAAGCTGCCCCCTTATAATGTCTGGAGGAAACTATAGTATCATGGCAGTCAAACTAGCATTATTGAAGTCGGGTGAAGAAGTCATCTCTGACGTAAGAGAGGCACGTAAGGAGGACAGTGATGAAGTTCTGTTCTATGTGTTCAATAGTCCCTACATCGTAGAACTGGTCAGGCAGGAGAAGACTGTTCTGAACGAGGGTGTAGAGGCACAGGGAACTGAGCAAGCACTTAACTTCAGTCCATGGATCACCCTGTCTAAGGACCAGGAGATCTATGTACAACCTGATTGGGTAGTCACCTTTGTCGAGACCTATGAGGACGTTGTGAAGGCATACACAGAGCGTGTGGGGGTCTGACATGGAAGAGACCACAATAGCGGTCTTCTTGCTGAAGACAGGTCAGTACCTGATCGGTGAGTATCAGGAGTTGGATATGGAACCAAAGATCTATCTGTCCAACTGTTATCGGATTGTTGATGGGGAGTTTGAGAGTTTTCCTCAATACATGCATGAGAATTCATGTCTTCTAAATACAAACTTGGTGGTTACTATTGGTGAACCATCTACTGAAATGCTCAAAAAATACTCTAGTCTTTGATGAAGTTCTACACTAATGTGCAAATGGTCGGGAACGATTTCCTGGTCCGTGGTTATGAAAATGGAGAACGAGTAAAGTATCGGGACAAATTTAGACCAACCTTCTATGTCCCATCAAAGGAGAAAACTCCTTTCAGGACCCTTGATGGTAAATACGTTCAGGAAATTAAACCTGGCACAGTATCAGACTGCAAAGAATTTATCACTAAATACTCTGGTGTAGAGGGGTTTGACGTTTATGGTAACGAAAGATACGTTTACCAATACATTTCTGATAAATATCCCCAAGAACATATTGAGTTCGATACTAGTAAAATCAATCTAGTAACTATTGATATTGAGGTCGCTTCTGAGTATGGATTCCCCACTGTGGAGGAATGTGTTGAGGAGATGACCGCAATCTCGATTCAAGATTACAACACCAAAGAAATTACTGTTTGGGGTGTTGGTGATTATCGTATGCACCAAGACAACGTTACCTATAATCGTTGCTGGTCTGAACATGAACTACTCAGTCAGTTCCTTCAGTGGTGGGTTGAGAATACCCCAGACGTTGTTACTGGATGGAATTGTCAACTATACGATATTCCATACCTTGCCCGTAGAATTAGCCGACTGTTTGGTGAAAGGGAGATGCGTAAGTTGTCTCCTTGGAATTACACCAACGAAAATGAAATTTTTATTAATGGTAGATCTCACATTGTTTATGACATTCGTGGAATCACTGTTCTTGACTACTTAGATTTGTATAAGAAATTTACATATACAAACCAAGAGTCCTATCGACTAGACCACATCGCCAACGTAGAATTGGGTGCGCGTAAGATTCAAAATCCTTATGACACATTCAAAGAATTCTATCAAAACGATTGGCAAAAATTTATTGAATACAACATCAGAGACGTAGAACTTGTTGACCGTCTTGAGGATAAGATGAAACTTATCGAACTTGCTTTGACAATGGCTTATGACGCTAAAGTCAACTATAATGATGTATTCTATCAAGTTCGTATGTGGGATACGATCATCTACAATTACCTAAAGAAAAAGAATATTGTCATCCCACCAAAAGAACAAACATCTAAAGATGCAAAGTATGCAGGAGCGTATGTCAAGGAACCTAACCCTGGTAAGTATGATTGGGTTGTCTCTTTTGACCTCAACTCTCTGTATCCTCATCTTATTATGCAGTATAATATCTCTCCAGAAACCCTTTTAGATGAGAGACATCCTACTGTAACTGTAGATAAGATATTAGATAAATCTGTCACCTTTGAATTGTACAAAGACAATGCAGTCTGCGCCAATGGCGCCATGTATCGTAAGGACAAGAGAGGATTCTTGCCTGAGTTGATGGAGAATATGTATGGTGATCGCGTCAAGTTCAAAAAACGCATGATCCAAGCAAAGAAAGCATATGAAAAAACACCAACAAAGGACCTGGAGAAGGAGATCGCCAGATGTAACAACATTCAAATGGCTAAAAAGATATCTCTTAACAGTGCTTATGGGGCTATTGGTAATCAGTATTTTAGATACTTTAAGTTGGCAAACGCAGAGGCGATCACCCTATCGGGACAGGTGTCAATCCGTTGGATTGAGAACAAAGTAAATTCTTATCTAAATAAAATATTGCAAACGGAGGAAGTCGATTATGTTATCGCATCTGACACCGATTCAATCTATCTTAATCTTGGACCTCTTGTCGATAAATTTCTTGGTGCTAAGTCTAGCGACAAAACAGCAGTTGTGGGGTTACTTGACAAGATCTGCCAAGAAAAACTGGAACCTTTTATTGAGAGTTCATATCAAGAACTTGCAACGTTCGTCAATGCATATGATCAGAAGATGCAAATGAAGCGAGAGAACATCGCTGATCGTGGCATCTGGACCGCCAAGAAGCGATACATTCTCAACGTATGGGATAGTGAGGGTGTGCGTTACGAGAAACCCAAACTAAAAATCATGGGCATCGAAGCAGTCAAGTCTTCCACACCTGCGCCTTGTCGTCAAATGATCAAGGATGCACTAAAATTAATTATGACCTCAACTGAAGAGGATGTGATTGACTTTATTGAGCACTCAAGAAAGAAATTCAAGACTCTACCACCAGAGGAAATTGCTTTTCCTAGAACTGCATCTAATGTTTCAAAGTATCTAGACTCCACAACACTTTACAAAAAAGGTACACCTATTCACATTCGGGGATCTTTGTTGTATAATCATACACTCAAGGAACGTAAGTTGACTAACAAATACCCTAAGATTGAGAATGGGGAAAAGGTTAAGTTTATGTACTTAGCAGTTCCAAATCCTATCAGGGAGAATGTCATCTCATTCATTACTGAATTTCCAAAGGAGTTGGAACTGGATCGATACATAGATTATGAACTGCAATTCAACAAGTCATTCCTTGAACCGTTGAAAACCATCCTTGATTCTATTGGGTGGTCAGTAGAAAAAACCATAAACTTGGAGATGTTTTTCTCATGAAAGATCAATACACCATAGATGATGGGGAATCAAAAAAAGATAAATGGAATAGAGGACTTGACTTATTCATTGAATCTGTACTGAAACCCGATCCAGCACTGCGCCAGTGTGCCCACAATCAAAAGTGTTACCATGAACTGATGGATGTTCGTGGTGATGTGCTAGAATACTTGAAAACAAAACGTTGGAACTAAATGGATTTTCTGAAAGAACTTGTAAAAGAGGTGGGTGATGAGTATACCCAACTCGCATCAGATATTGATGAAACTGAAACTTATGTTGACACGGGTTCGTACATTTTTAATGGACTCGTTTCAGGTAGTGTATTTGGTGGTGTATCTGGTAATAAGATTACTGCCATTGCTGGGGAGTCTTCTACTGGAAAGACTTATTTCAGTCTTGCCGTCGTCAAGAACTTTCTGGATGCTAATCCTGATGGCATGTGTGTATATTTTGACACTGAAGCCGCTGTTAATAAATCTCTACTCTCAAGTCGCGGGGTAGATCTTGACAGAACTATTGTCATGAATGTTGTGACTGTTGAAGAGTTCAGACAGAAAGCACTCAAGACAGTGGACATTTACCTCAAGAAACCAGAGGATGAACGTAAACCTTTGATGTTTGTTCTTGACTCTTTGGGTATGTTGTCCACAGAGAAGGAGATCAGAGATGCTCTTGACGAGAAGCAGGTTCGTGATATGACAAAATCACAACTTGTAAAGGGTGCGTTCAGAATGTTGACATTGAAGCTTGGACAGGCTAACATACCTATGATCGTTACTAACCACACCTATGATGTCATCGGTTCTTATGTTCCTACTAAGGAGATGGGAGGTGGTTCTGGTCTTAAGTATGCCTCTTCTACTATCATCTATCTCAGTAAGAAGAAAGAAAAAGATGGAACAGAAATTGTCGGAAACATTATCAAGGCAAAGACTGCTAAGTCACGTCTGAGTAAAGAAAACAAAGAAGTAGAGGTGCGTTTGTTCTATGACGAACGTGGACTTGACAAGTATTATGGACTATTGGAGTTGGGTGAGAAGTACGGAGTATTCCAACGTGTCGGCAATCGTTATAAGATTGGTGAGTCTTCTTACTATCCTAAGTCTATTCTTGCTGAACCAGAAAAATTCTTCACAGAAGAAGTAATGCAAGCACTAGATGAGGCAGCAAAACAAGAATTTAGTTATGGCTAAACTAAATGATTTTATCAAAACATATGATTCAGTAGCATCTAATGAGGAATGCCAACTACTTGTATCTGCATTTGAGCAGTACAAGCAGTGGCATATCTCTGTAGATAATAAAAGAAGACCAAAGTTCACTGAGATGAATTTCACTGCTAACATCGATAAGATGGAAGGTAGATATAGTGAGATACATACCAGGTTGATTGCAGCATTCAGACTAATCAAGAAAGATTATTTTGAAACTGTAATCTCAAAGGCATATGATGGTACGTCACTTGTTCCCACCGCTCATGGATGGGAACAATTTCGTATTAAGAGATATAAAAATAAAGGTGACCAATTCAGAGAACATGTTGACATTGGTGATCTTGACTCATCAAAAAGATACCTAGCATTTCTAATGTATCTGAATGATGGATTTGATGGTGGAGAGACAGAATTTACTACATGTGGATTGACTGTAGAACCAAAAGCTGGTAGAGTGGTAATGTTCCCACCCACTTGGAATTTTCCACATCAGGGCAATAAGCTCAAAGATGGGAAAAAATATATACTCAGTACATACTTGAATTACATTTGATGGAAAGAATCGAACAGACAATCCTGAGGAATCTAATCTTCAATGAAGAATATTGTCGGAAGGTTCTACCCTTTATTCGTAATGAATACTTTGATACTCGTACAGACCGAATCTTATTTGAAGAGATCTCTTCATTCTTAGATAAGTTCAACACTCTTCCTACAAAGGAAGTGTTGAGTATTGAGACTGACAGTCGTGAAGATATAACAGGAGACGAGATGAAGATCATCTCTGACCTGATTCAGAGTCTTGATGATGCTCCTGTTGAGCAGGACTGGTTGGAGAAATATACAGAGAAGTGGTGTCGTGATCGTGCCATCTATCTCGCACTGATGGAGTCTATCAAGATTGCTGATGGTGGGGATGAGAAGAAGAACAGGGATGCTATCCCCGCAATTCTCTCAGATGCCCTTGCAGTATCTTTTGATCCTCATGTGGGTCATGATTACTTAGAAGATTTTGAGTCACGCTATGACAGTTACCATGAGAAGGAAGATAAGATCCCCTTTGATCTGGAATACTTCAATAAGATTACAAAAGGTGGTCTTCCTAATAAGACTCTTAATGTCGCTCTTGCTGGGACAGGTGTTGGTAAGTCTCTTTTCATGTGTCATATGGCTAGCTCCTGTTTGCTTGACGGACGTAATGTGCTTTACGTTACAATGGAGATGGCAGAGGAGAAAATTGCTGAACGTATTGATGCAAACCTTTTGAATGTTCCCATTCAAGAGATCAGTGAACTACCTAAAGTTATGTTTGAAACTAAGGTAAATAATCTTAGTAAGAAGACACAGGGTAAACTCATCATCAAAGAGTATCCTACTGCTTCTGCTCACTCTGGGCATTTTAGGGCGTTGCTAAATGAACTGGCACTCAAACGATCTTTCAAACCTGATATTATTTTTATTGACTATCTCAATATCTGCGCCTCGTCGCGTTACAAAGGATCTGCCAATATTAATTCCTATACTCTTATTAAGTCTATTGCAGAGGAGCTTAGAGGGTTGGCTGTCGAAGCCGAGGTCCCTATCGTATCTGCCACCCAGACCACTCGTTCTGGTTATGGCAGCTCTGATGTTGAGCTTACTGATACAAGTGAGTCCTTTGGTTTGCCTGCTACTGCTGATCTTATGTTTGCCCTTATTTCAACGGAAGAGTTGGAACAACTGGGACAGATTATGGTGAAGCAGTTGAAGAATCGATACAATGATTTGTCAGTGAACAAGCGATTCATCTTAGGTATTGATCGCGCTAAGATGCGTTTGTATGACTGTGAGCAGACAGCACAGGACAACTTGCTTGACAGCGGTCAGGATGACGAGTATAATGATGAGAAACCAACCAAGAAAAAATCTTTTGAAGGATTCAAGTTCGATGTCTAAAATTAAGTTTGAGCGTTATGAAGAGTTTGTAAATGCCGTCACGTCTGACGCTTCTACAAACTTCGTTGACTTTGCTGATCGTATCGGTGAGTTGGATCGTCAAGGTGCAAACATTGAACGTCTTCTGACTGCTGGTGTTGGTATCAATGCTGAAGGTGGAGAGTTTCTTGAGATCATCAAGAAGATGATCTTCCAAGGTAAACCATGGAACCAGGATAATCGCGAGCATCTTATCATTGAATTGGGTGATATCATGTGGTATGTTGCACAAGCAACTATGGCACTGGGAGTTTCTATGGATGAAGTCTTGGAAACTAATGTCAAGAAACTGGAGAAGCGTTACCCTGAGGGGTCGTTTGATATCTATTTCTCAGAAAACCGCAAAGCAGGAGACCGCTGAGTTTTAACCCCTTCTAAATAGTTAGAAGGGGTTTCTTATTTTTATGGCAAGAAAGCAAGATAACGAACCATTGTTTGCTGGTGATCCTGATGTAGATGATGCAAATCATCCTGCGATAAAAGCAAATGCTGGATTTCAATATGAGATTGATCTCATAAAAAAATTGAGAGGCGATGGATTTCAATGTGGAGATCCTGCAGGTGCTGATAATGCAAAGGCAGATTTGGAAATAAAATTTCCAAAAGATAGGGACATAACAAAGTTTGAATTGAAAGAAAAACTATCGGCAGATTTTGCTCAATTAAATTTTGATTATGATACCAATATGAATAAATTTTATATTGAGGAATCAAAGCGTAGCAATCAAAAAGAAGCTGCTCAAACTATGATTGGAATTGCAAAAAATTTTGGTATTCTTAGAGAAGCAAATAATCATTGGAAACCAAGTGCTAAAAATGTCCCTGCAAAATTCACTCTAGGATCTGGGGCAACAGTAGAGCAAAAAAAATTAGCATATGCACTTGATATCAAAAGATTCCCCGATAAATTTCTTGCCTCTGGTGGAAGTGCTGCTGCTGAACAAGTAGAAAAATATTATAATTCAAAGAATACTTATTATATTCAGATTAAGGGTAAGGGTTTGTACTACATGGGAAAAGATATTAGGAATCTTGGAGTTCCTAGATTTTCTAGCTCATGTAAAAATAGCAGCATAAGAATTCGCATCAAAGCAAACTCAAAATCAAAGGGTCAATACTCATTTCTGATGGCTCTCAAAATTGCTGGACTACAAGCAAGTAAATTTGATTTAGATAAAAACACTTCTTTTCTAATAAGACCATGAAGACTTTCAGGCAATTCCTAGAATCAGTTGCTTCGGACCAGGCAAAGCGCATGGGTCTGCAGGGGGATGGTCATGGTGATTGGTATGACAAGACGGGTAAACTGATTGCAAAGACTGTTGGTGGTAGACTGAAGATCTTCAAGGGTCGTGAACCTGGACAGGAAGATCCTCAGGCACAGCAGCAACAGCAACCAGCATCTCCAGAAGAGAAACCTACGAAGGGTGATGGTCAGCAGACACTGACTATTGCTTTTGGTCGTTTCAATCCACCTACGGTGGGGCATGAGAAACTGCTGAACCATATCAAGACAACTGCAGAGGGTGGGGATTATAGAATCTACCCATCACACTCACAGGATCCTAAGAAAAATCCTCTGGACTCTGCTACTAAGGTTGAGTACATGCAGAAGATGTTCCCTGATCATGCTAACAACATTGTTCATGACACTAAG